TTAGATGCATACTTAATTGAAAAAACTAGAATTAATAATTATTTTAATAACTATTTTTGTATTAGCAAATACATATTTTGAAGGAAAATTAATTAATAAACTCAAACACTATGAAAAATATTACAAAATGGTATTTTTTGCTTTTATTGGTTTATGTCTATATTTATTTATTAAAAAGAACCCAGGTAACTACAAAGAAATTGTAACGCAAGCCAATAGTTATATAAAATATTTACCCATTGATAGAAATACTGCCAGTTTTATAACCCCTATTATCGATTTAACATCTAAATCAATAACAAATGAATTAAATAATAATTATAATTTTTCTAGTCCTGTTAATAATCAACTATCACAAAATCTATTAACTTCAATAAATAATAATCAAAATTCTTTATCCAAACAACAACAAAAAATATTATCTTCCGGAAATATATCAACAAAAAGAAGTGTCAGTGAAACAAAAAAAAAATATGTAGCGGCCTCGCAAAACTGGCATTGTAAACATTGTCAAAAACAATTACCGGCGTGGTTTGAGGTAGATCATGTTAAAAAATTAGAATATGGAGGTTCAAATAATATTGACAATTTAGAAGCGCTATGTAGAGATTGCCATGGTAAAAAAACTGCTTTTGAAAATCTATAAATATTGGGTTTATAAATAAATAATATACTTATAATGTAATATATTATTTATGGCCAGTGTTAGTGAAATAATAACTCAGGTCGGTAATTTATCTAGTAGTTATTTACAGGCTAAAAAGAAGGATGCACTTGATGCTTATGGTAATAGAAAACAAAAATATTATATTCCTATAATTGTAGCAATATTGGTGTTGCTATTGGGACTATTTTATTATTTAAATGATAAGCAAAATATTTTCAATATAAAAAATTCTGTATATGAAATTTTAATGTGGTTATTTTTAATAGCATTTTGTATATACACTTTTATATATTATCTTTATAAACATAATAAGAAAGACTATCAAAATTTTACACCTGAATACGATTTTATTACTATGTATAAATATATTGGATTACTATTTTTAATAATATTATTTCCAGTATTAACAATTAATTTTATATTATATTTACACAAAACCAATAATGATATTTTTAATGTTACACAAACCATATTAGGAGTATTGATAGTTATTGTTATTTTTGCAATAATAGCAAAAATATTTTCTATAAAACCTGGTGCCAATGACAACTCGGTTACTAGTTCTACCGAGAAAGTATCACAAAATCCTTTACAAAGTATAATAACACTACTTACAGACATAATATTTTTTATTCCTTGTTTACTAATTATATTAGTAGATGAAATAAATAAAGATATAAGATTAACACCATCTTCTATATATTTATTATTTTTCATATTATTAATTTTAATAACATTAATATTTTTATTGCCTATAGTATTTAAATATTTAGCAAAACTTAATAAAAATGATGTTTTATCTGGAGAAGGTCCTTTTTATTTAAATGAAAAGAAAACTTTAGGAAAATATCAAAATTTAGACAAAAATGTAGCTGCCAATGTTGCTATTCCAAAGTTTGGAACCCTTGATATTGAAAATACACCTTTGGCCAATAATATTAATAATATATTTTCAAATTTTAAAACGAACTTCACTACTACTCCTAGTACTACTCCTACTAACCCTGAAAATAATTCAAATGAAAATACTTCAAATGAAGAGGTTATAAGAAATCACTATTATAATGGTAAAAATAATATTTCCGATAATACTAAAGGGTACGATTTTAAACTATTTAAAAATGACTTGAATGGGCAATATAATATAGGAGCAAAATATAATAATTCTTCAAAAATCGATGGTAAATTTCCTTATAATTATACTTATAGTATAAGTTTTTATATTTATATAAATCCACAACCCACTAATACATCTATTGCTTATAATAAAGATACCGAATTATTTAATTATGGATTTAAACCAGTTATATATTATAATGGAAACTCTAGAAAAATTATTATTAAATCTAGAACAATAAGTAATAAATCAGATCAACTAGATACTATATATGAAATGACGCATGTAAAGCATCAAAAATGGTTATATTTTGTTATTAATTATGAAAATAATAATATTGATGTATTTATTGATGGTAAATTAGTAGGTGCTAAAAATAATATTACGCCATATTTTATAGGGGATAGCGTAACTATTGGTGAAGATGATGGTATATATGGAAGTATTAAAGAAATATTCTATTTTGATAAAATAAAAACTCCCGACTCTATACAATTTTTATATAGTTTAACTAAGAATAATAATTTAATTTAGAAAAAATAAAACAAATTACAAATTACAAAAAATAAAACAAATTTAAAACATTATAATATTTTTATATATTAATATTTTAAAATGAGTGTTATAAATATAATTATTTTAGTAATTCTTGCTTTAGTATTATTTTGGGGATTAAAGAACTTAATTTTTAAAACAAATATAATTTATGATAAAATGTGTGTAGCATCAAAAGCAGTGACAACAACAGACGCAACATTATCTACTACTAATATTATAGTTGCTGATGATATTCCTGTGACTACTTCATCCAATTTTACATTGAGTGTTTGGTTTTACATAGATAATTGGGGAAATAATATTGGAAATGAGAAAAATATATTATATTTGGCCACACTTGCTAATCCAACAATAGTTCCAGGCATAAAATCAAATTTATCTGGTATTAGTAAAAAAGTTCCAATAACTACACCAACTACTCCAATACATAAAAATATTAACATAGCATTAGATGAATATGAAAATAATTTATTTATAGATATAGAATGTTTTGGTCTATCCAATGAAACAATTTTTACTAGATATAAAATACCCAATATACCAGTTCAAAAATGGAATAATTTAACAATAAGTGTTGATGTTCGAACATTAGATGTATATTTAGATGGTAAATTAAGAAATTCATTTATATTGCATGGATTATATAAAAATTATGATAGAAATAGTCCACCTGATAAAAAAAATATGTATTTAGGATATATATCTAATACTAATCCGGGATTTGAAGGTTTTATAACTCGTATTCGCTATGAAGGTGACTCATGTAATCCACAAGATGCTTATAATATTTATAAAGAAGGAATAAATGCATCTTTAGCCAGTTCATTATTCAATAAATATAGCTTAAAAGTAAGCTTTTTAGAATATAATAAGGAACAAGGATCTTTTCAAATTTAAATAAATTATATTAAATATAATAAAATATAATAAAATATAATAAAATTATAATAAAATTATAATAAAATTATAATAAAATATATTATATTATTTATATTAATTATATATAAATAATATGAATTCTAATGGAGGAGTATTAGGAAATATTAATAAATATTTTAACGCAATGATACCATATGATACACAGAAGAAACTCGGAGATTTTAGTGGATTTTTATCCTCAAATACTATGATTGCTAGAGGAACTTTCTTGTTAGGAGTATTAATTTTTTTTTCAATATTATTTTATATTGGAAGTAAAGTAGTACATTATTTCCTATCTCCATCTGAAACACCATATATAATAAGTGGAATGAAAGATGCTACTGAGGCATTAACTATTGTTCAAAATACAGGACACAAAAATTCAATTCCAATTTTAAGAAGTAACAATCAATATGGTGGTATTGAATTTACATACTCATTTTGGATATATGTTAATGATATAAACTATAATGATACAATAGATTTTAAGCATGTTTTTAATAAAGGTTCCTCTCCAAATAATATGCGCGAATCAACAAGTCCCGGTATATTTGGACCAAATAATAGTCCAGGTGTCTATTTATATAATGGCAAGAAAAATGTAGGTCCAAACTTATTAGGAGAATACCCTATTTTAGGAATGTTAGTAACATTAAATGTTTTTCATGATAATGAAAGTGATTATGGAAAAAAACCATATTATGATGATATATATGTAGACGCAATACCAATTAAAAAATGGGTAGGTGTAATTATACGAGTTACATCACAAAATATTTGTGATATATATATTAATGGTAATTTAGCAAAACGTCATAAATTATCTAATATAGTTAAGCAAAATTATGATAATTTATATGTAAATTATAATGGTGGATTTTCTGGTAATTTATCAGATTTGAAATATTATAATTATGCTATTGGAACTTTAGAAATGGATTCACTAAATACTAAAGGACCAAATCTTCAAATTAAGAAAAATAGCAATATTGAAAAATCATCCAAAGGTCAATATTTGGCCACACAATGGTATTTTAATGATACAGATGTAATGACAGCATAAATACATAGATCCATAGATTCTTAAATTCATATGAAAATATGAATTTAAGAATAACATATAATTTAAATATTCATAGTTATAAATATATTATAACTATGACTTCTATTACTAATGACAGAAACAACTATATTATTTTAACAAATAACATTATTGATTCAAGTAATGTTGGAAGTCTTTTATATATAAAAACAAATGTTACTGATTTAAGTAGTAATAGAACCGATGCTACTTGGCAAAATATTTTACAAACGTTAAGCCCTATTACTTATAAAAATAGAATAATAGTAAGTGGAAAAATTAATAATACAAGTTGTTGCTTAATTACCCAAAATAATATAAAAAATAATATGAAGTTTATTTTTGATTCATCCACTAATAAAAATGGTAAAATTTTATTTGTAAAAAATTTAGATAGCATTGATAATTCATATAATTATTTATTTAATGATTTAAGTAATACATTTTTCGAAAAGACTATTTATTCTAATATAAATAATTCTTTAACTACAAATATTAGTGACACTTATAATCGTTATATACATCATTTAAATTATTATTTTAGTAATTCTGATATGTATAAAATAAATATTCGTGACTATCTATATAAATATAGAAATTATATAACATCAGATGCTGCCCCTGTAACCATTCCTAGTACTTATACTTCTATAAACTATACTATTACAGATGTAAGTAATGATTTTTCTTTTAATAATACAACAATAGATAGTTCTAGTATTATAAATTTTAAAT